TTCACGTTGGTGGTACTAGAAGTGGTAAATCATACGCTATTTGCCAATGGATTATCGTACAGGCTCTGCAAGAAAAAAAGACTGTAACTATTGTTCGTAAAACCATCCCATCGCTGAAACGTACAAATATTAAAGACTTCAAAGATATTATGGAGAGCTTGGGAATTTGGAATGATAATGAATACAATATTACCGATAGGATATACACATTCTACAATGATTCAGAAATACAATTTGTATCAACTGATGACCCACAAAAGTTAAGAGGTTTAAAGAGTGATATTCTTTGGATAGATGAAGCAAACGAAGTAGACCAAGAATCATATTTCCAGCTATCCATTCGTACAACAGGTCCAATTATATTATCGTTAAACCCAACAATCAGTCCATATTTTTGGATAAGACAATTGCCGGATGTACAATTTTACTTTACCACATATAAGGATAATCCATATTTGGAATTATCGGTAAAGAGAGCCATTGAGGAGCTGAAGAGTACCAACCCTAAAGCATGGAAGATATATGGATTAGGTGAATGGACTGGTAATGATAGAGCTATTTTTAATTTTGAGCAATGTGAGTGGATACCTGATGATTGTGAGTTTGTAGCATTTGGAATGGACTTTGGATTCGCTCAAGACCCTACTGCAGTTGCTTCTATTTGGAAGAACGGAAATAATATATGGATTGTTGAACACCTATACGAAAAGGGCTTGGTGACTAGCGAAATTGCTGAGAAGCTAAGAAAGATTGTAAAAGGTAGAGAAGAGATTTGGGCGGATTCTGCTGAACCTCGTTTGATAGAAGAATTGTATAGAGAAGGTTTTAATATAAAGCCCGTAACAAAGGGAAGAGATAGTATAAACTTTGGAATACAAGTTCTTCAGAATTATAAAATACACATACCACGCAGTTGTACAAATTTAATAAATGAATTTTACACCTACCAATGGGCTATGGATAAACACCAACACGTTACCGATAGACCTGAAGCTGGATTGGACCACTTAGTTGATGCTGCTCGTTATGCAGCAATGATGAGGTTATCTAACAAAGCTACAGCTGCTGGAAAATATGTGATAACAGTAAGATAATGAAAAGATGTATAATAGTTCAAGGACCTGCTTATAGCAATTCAATATCTCAAATAAGAGAATGTTGGAAAGGATATGATGTAATATATTCAACGTGGAAAGGCGGTGAAGCATTGTATGAGGAAAATGAAATAGTAATACATTCTGATTTACCGCATGATAGTGGAATAAAGAATTTAAATTATCAAAAGGTAAGTACATTAGCTGGATTACAATTAGCTAAAGAGTTAGGATACGAAAGAGCTCTTAAATGGAGAAGTGATATGTGGACTAATAATGCTGATGGATTGATAAGCAAGTTTACCGATGGATATAATACACTTAGTTGGATAGATTCAGAAGGTGGATATCTTACGGATTTTTGGATGGAAGATAGCGTTGATAACCTAATGAAGATATGGGATATAGAACCATATGGAGCATTCCCAGAAAAAGTAATTACAAAACGAATAGAGGAGCTCGGATGGATGGATAGGGTAAATCTATTAATATCTGATTTAACTCCAGAATTAGATATCTTCTGGCACACAAGACATGGAAATGGTCCTTATTGGATGCATGTAAATAATGAACACAAAATATATAAAAACAACACAACATGGAAAACGAAGTAGATTTAGATAATCTAACACAACAGGACTTTTTGGAAATGGCTAGATATGTAGCGCATACCGAAAATATGAACAGACAATTGTTAGAGCAATTGAAAGAAGCTAAGGCGGCTTTGATGGCTACGGTACAACAAAGAAATTCCTTACATGCTAAATTACAAAACGTAATGTTGGAAAAAGTAAATACAATTAATATTGATACCGTACCATTACAAACTATGGATTTAACAAACCCTGAAATGTATAGAGTACCGGAAGGAAAAGTTTTAACAACACTAAAATCAGACAAAATATGATAGTAAATTCAAACAATTGGGAAGGAGTATGGAAAACGGACTTCACACCATATCAATGGGTATTCATTAAGCTTGAGAGCGAACTCTTTACGCATGATGATAGGGGAATAAACATAGTAGATAAAATATTAGAAACACACAATGAGAAATTCTCTGAAGGTAATGGTGTAGATGATGGCTATGTTAAATTATTGAAAAGAAAAGAAATATGAAAAAAGAAATAAACATTGTAGTACCAAATAGCTGGGCAGCCGTAACGCTGGAACAATACCTAGCTTTGAAAAAAGATATGGATGTGTATAAGGATGAGCCTGAAGCAATTGATGCTGTTCTATTTCATCACCTATGTAGATTACCATTACAATACCTACAACAATTAGATGTGGATACCTACATCAATATTAAAAAGGATTTAGCTGGTTTCTTTTCTAAAGCGGAAGGACCTCTAAGAAGATTTATAATCATTGATGGTGTTGAGTATGGATTTGAACCTAATCTTTCACAAATGGCTTATGGTGCTTATGTGGACATATCAAAATATGAAACATTAGAAATAAATGAAAAGTGGGCGCAAATCATGTCCATATTATACAGGCCTGTTACTAAAAAGCAGGGAGCCCTATACGATATTAAAGCATACGATGGTATATTATATCCAGAGAAGTTTATGAACGTTCCTATGGATGTTCACTTTGGAGCGCTTTTTTTTTTAATCAATTTACTATCGGACTTGCAGAAAGGTATCCTGAAGTCTTTGAAGGGGGAATATCGGGAGATACCATCGCAGCTCAAATTAATTTTGCAAAAAAGTGGAGAAATTACTCCGCCATTATCCAACTTGCTCAAGGTGATATCCTCAAAATAGATGAGGTTGTAACGCTTCCATTGGAGAAGTGTTTACTTTACTTGTCTTATGAAGCTGATAAGATTCAGGTTGAAGAATTGTTACATAAGCACGCTATGAAGAAGATGGGAGTCTAATATCATACTTTTAGAGTTTAAATTGTTAAATCTATAAAGTATCCTATGAGATTAAGAACTACACCAACTCCTCGTCCAAAAGATGAACCAACTGCTTCGAAGTCTTCGCCAGGCAAAAGAAGTAGAATGGGTTGTTTGTGTAGGAATAAAAACACATACTCGCAAAAGTGTTGTGATAAAACTATGGGAGCTCAAGGCGTGGGATTGATTTATAAAAAAAGTAACTAATGCCAACACCAGCGTATAGACAAAATATGAGGAAATACTCGGGGGTTTATTTTGGACCAACGAGAGGTAAAGCAACTCCTAAGAACAAAAAGAGAGCTTGTTTATGCCCTGATTCTGACACCTATTCAATGGATTGCTGTGGAGGAGCTTTGATAGAACAAGCAATAGGTCAAACCCAAAAAGCACCAATAGTAAGAGGAGCATTTAGTGATGGATTCTCTAGCGGATTTGATGTAGGAAATATATAAAAATATAAATATATACGAGATGTCTCAATTAAACAAAACACAATTAGAGCAAGTAAACCAAGATAATTTCCCTAATAACAATACGGGCTTTATTACCCCTACCCGTTTAAGGGAATTTAACACCGATATGATTGATTCGATGGTGGATGAAGGTACATATAATACCGATTCATCATCAATAGTAAACCATTTAGATTCCTTACAGGCTGAAGTAGATGCTTTGGTATTGTCTGGAAGTGGTGTAGTAATTCAAGAAGAAGGTGTAACACAAGGTACAGCAACCCTATTAAACTTTGTTGGTGCTAGTGTAACAGCATCGGTAGTTGGTGGTAATGCAACAGTAGTTGTAAATGCTACACAAACTGATTTAAGTGGGTTAAACCAATTCTCTCAATCAATTAATTTGTACACTGGTTCAATGAATCAGTTTACACAATCTATAAACCAATACACTTCATCAAACAATCAGTTTAGTGCTAGTGTTGCGAATGAGATTAACGTATTGGAAGGGGAAGTAGATTCACTACAAGCGGTGACTGGCTCTTATGTAACCACATCTTCGTTAAACACATTATCATCTTCAATATCAGTAAGATTTACTAATGATGAATTATTAATTGTAAGTAATACTAATAGAATTCAAAATTTGGAAGCTAAGACTGGTTCTTACGCTACAACTGGTTCAAACGTATTCAATGGTAATCAAACAATCAATGGTTCAATAAACGTAACTGGAGATATTACTGCTTCTAAGTTATTAGTATCAATTGAAACATCTTCAGTAATCTATTCATCAGGCTCAAACCAATTCGGTGATGCTAGTGATGATATACAAACATTACATGGTTTAGTTTCAGTATCAGGCTCTCTTTCAGTACAATCTGGTTCTAATTTGGTTGGTGGATTAACTGCTAGTGGATTGAAATATCCATCGGTGGACAATGGTGCAAAATCATTTATTCAAAGTGATGGAGCTGGAAATCTTTCACTTCAGTATGTAGAAACAATATATGAAAGCGTAAGAAATAGTGAAGCAGTAACTATTACAAAAGGTACTCCACTATACATTTCGGGCTCAACAGGTGATAACGGAAATGCTTTCATAGCCGATAGTGGTAACCCATTAAGAAGACCAGCAACTTATATTGCAGGTGAAGATTTAACACCAGGTCAGACTGGTATAGCAGTAGTATTAGGATTGATTGAAGGTGTAAACACTGTAGGTTATCCTGCTGGAACTGAAGTATTTGTTAAGCAAGGTGGTGGATGGACAGATGTTAGACCAACTGGTTCAGCATTAGTACAATCATTAGGTATAGTAACAAAAGAAGGTGTAGGTGGACAAGGTGTAGTTCTAAACCCTGGTCCTGCTAATCTTCCAAACATAGCAGAAGGTTATGTATGGGTAGGTAATTCAAATTCATATCCGGTAGCAATACCATCGGGCTCTTTAGTATTCAACGGAACTTCTGGAACAAGTGGTGTCAATGGTACATCAGGAACCTCAGGAATAAACGGAACTAGCGGAGTTGATGGAACATCAGGCTCAAGCGGAGTAAGTGGAACAAGCGGAAGCAGTGGTTCTTCTGGAAGTAGTGGTGTGGATGGCACAAGTGGTGTTAATGGAACTTCGGGAGTAAATGGTACGAGCGGTATTAATGGAACAAGCGGAGTAGATGGAACATCAGGTTCATCTGGCTCATCAGGAATAAACGGAACAAGCGGAATAAATGGAACATCGGGTATTGACGGTACGAATGGCACTGCCGGAACAAGTGGAGTTAATGGAACTTCAGGAATCAATGGAACTAGTGGTATTGATGGCACATCAGGCTCATCAGGAGTTAATGGCACTTCAGGTATTAACGGAACATCAGGAATTAATGGTACTAGTGGAGTTGATGGTACATCCGGCAGCAGTGGTGTAAATGGAACATCCGGCATAAATGGAACATCAGGCGTTAATGGTACAAGCGGTGTAGATGGTACTTCTGGTTCATCAGGAAGCTCAGGAATCAACGGAACTTCTGGAGTGAATGGAACTTCGGGCGTAGATGGTACAAGCGGTTCTAGCGGCTCTTCTGGGGTTAATGGAACAAGCGGAGTAAATGGTACGAGCGGTGTTGATGGAACTTCTGGAAGCTCGGGTAGTAGTGGTGTGAATGGAACATCTGGTTCAAGCGGAAGCTCAGGTTCTTCAGGCGTAAATGGTGCGGATGGTACAAGCGGTGTGAACGGCACATCTGGAGTAAATGGTACATCAGGTTCTTCGGGTAGTAGTGGCTCTTCAGGCTCATCTGGAGTTAATGGAGCTGATGGAACATCTGGAGTTAATGGAACAAGCGGTGTAAACGGTACTAGTGGAGTGAATGGTACATCGGGCGTAAATGGTACGAGTGGTGTAAACGGAACTTCAGGTTCATCTGGTACAAGTGGAAACACAACAATATTAAAAGTAGCTGATGAAGGAAGTATATTAGGAATTGTAGAAGTTTTAGATTTTAGTGGAGCGGGGGTTTCTGCAGCTGTAAGTAATTTGACTGGTTCAATTACTGTATCAGCTGGAGCAGCATTCCCTTATACTGGTTCTGCTATTATTTCCGGCTCATTACAAATAACAGGCTCTTTATCAATTACGGGTTCAAATTATTTTAGAAGTGGAAGTAGAAGTGGTAGCTTGGTAAGTAATATTACCGATACATACACAGTAGTACCAAGAGTAGATTATGTTGTAACATTGGATAGCTCATCATACGGAGCATTACTTGCAGCTGGTACAACTGACCCGAATACAATGTATGTTATTTCTGGTTCTAACTTACAAGCAGGTACTTCTGGTACATCTGGTGTAAGCGGCACTTCTGGAGTTAATGGTACATCAGGTACAAGCGGTGTTACAACAAACATATCAGCAATTACAATAGCTGATGAAGGTACAGCGCAAGGTACAGCAACATTCTTAAACTTTATTGGTGATGGTGTTGCTGCAACTGTAACTTCTAATACCGCATCTATTACTATAAGTGGTGGTGGAAGCGGAGCTGGATTCCCATTCACTGGTTCAGCAATCATATCAGGTTCATTGATTGTGACTGGTTCAGCATTAGGTAATGTTGTATCGGCAAGTATTGCATCAAATACAGCATCAATTGATTTTAATGCTGGTAACTACTACACTTGTTTAGTAACACAATCTACATTCTATAATATAACTGGGGTAAATCCTGGTGAGACTTGTACAATGTTAATCACAACTGCACAGGGTGGAAACAACGCAGCAATGCCAACCGCTTCATTCTCATCTAACGTTAAGCAAGTGAGTGGAAGCCGTTACATTCCAACTTCTGGTAGTGGTAAATTTGATATCCTAACATTCGTATCTTTTGATAGTACAAATGTTTATTTGGCTAAAATACAAAACTTCGTATAATATATGTTTACACCAATAGCAATTCAAACTGCAGGAATTGTACAAGATAGTTTGTACATGAACTTTGATTTACAAAGTGGACAATTAAACACTTTAGTTCCAAATAGTGGAGCTAACTTTCAAGATAGTGTTTATAATTCACCATTAAGAATAACATCAGGTTCATTTGTAAAATCATTAGCAACACCAGCTTATATTGATTTCCAATCAGTATCAACTGGTTCGCAAATATGGCCTACAAATGCTAGTGGAGCTGGTATTGGATACAATTTCTTAACATCAACTTCGTGGACAATGCAAGCTTGGACATGGTGGGATGCTATAACAGGTGACCCATCTTTAATTGCACAAGGAGCACTTGCTGATAATCAAGGCTTTCACGTTATTGCTAGAAACAGTAAATTAGGATTTAATATGTTCAATAACGATTTAAGTTCAATAGCAAACTTACCACAAAACCAATGGGTTAACATAGCTTTAGTTTATAATAGAAGAACTGGATTCCGTAAAGAGATATATTTTAATGGTGTGTTGGATAATGCAGCAAACGGAAACCAATATGGTGGTGGAGCAACCGCACCAAATAATACTACAATAGGATATATAAATTGGATTGGATATGCTGGAAATCCGTGGAATGGAAGATTAGGACAAATGCTTTGGTATGGTAAGGCTTTAACTCCATCAGAGATTAGACAAAATTACGATGCAACCAAACAAATATATGGTGTATTATAAAATAAATTAAATTATGCAGACAGTTTACGTTGGAAATACTCTTATCAATGATATAATGTTGGGTTCTCAACGTATGGATGATGTTTTGGAAAATTCATCTTTATACATTGATTACTTAGTTGTAGCAGGTGGTGGTGCTTCTGGAGCTGATAACGGCGGTGGAGGTGGCGGAGGCGGTGTATTAACCGGCTCTTTATACATTCCTGTTGGAACTACATTTCAAACTATTGTTGGTTTGGGAGGAACTGGTTCAACGGCACCATATCGTACTGGTAAAAATTCTAAATTAGGTCCATTTGAATCATTTGGTGGCGGCGCTGGTGGTACTAACGCAGCTGGTGGTGAAAATGGCGGCTCAGGTGGTGGCGGTGGCGGATATTACACAACTGGAATAAATGGTGGAGGAACAGGAACAGCAGGTCCACCTAGACAAGGATATAATGGTTCAGATTCAGGTGGTCCACCAGCATTTCCCCCAAATCCTGTGGCTTGTGGTGCTGGTGGTGGAGCTGCTTCTGCTGCTAGTGGAACAACGGGCGGTAGTGGCTTAGTTTGGGTTGATGCTCAAACATATGGTAAAGGTGGAAATGGAACTGGAGATTCTGCTGGTAGTGGATATGGATGGGGTGGTAATGGTGGTAATGGTATTGGTGCAGCTAATAATGGTGGCACTGGTATTGTTATTATAAGATACAAAGGACCTGTAAAAGCAACCGGCGGCGATTCTATTCAGACATTTGCTGATGGTAATACTTTTCACTATTTTACAAATGTTGCAACATCATCATTTAGTTATCCTTAATAAAAAATCATTTACAATTGTTAAATTAAAAAATAAAACTCATTATGAAATTAGAAACGCTTAATTCATACATTACGAACCCACAATTTACAGGTGGAACTGCGGTAACTCCGATTTCAGGTTCAGCATTCGCTTCAGCTTCAGCAAACGTTCCACAATTTGGATTCGTTGCAGCTGGATTGTACGTTGGTACTGTTGGTAACTTAGTTGTAAAGACTTATGACCAATCAGTATTAACTTTCGCATCAGCTAGTGGATTTATCCCTGGTATTGTATGTGCTGTATCTGCATCATCAACAGCCGCAAATATTGTAGCATTAAAATAAATTAATAGATGTTAAATCTAAACTATAATACAACCTTTACATCTCTAAACTCACAACCAAGAGCAATAGCTAATTTTAACTATTCTGCTTCTATTGTTGTTGTTGGTGCTGGTGGTGGTGGAGCTAGTGTTAATGGTACTGCAAATCCATACGTTCCCGGTGGGGGTGGTGGAGCTGGAGCAGCCGTTTCCGCTAGTGTAACCATTATACCAAACCTACCATATACGGTAATAGTTGGACAATCTGGAAGTAGAGATATGGATGGTTCTGATTCCAGAGTAACTGGATGGGATGGGGTTGACTCACAAACTTTGGGTATGTTTGCTCAAGGTGGTAGAAAGGGTATATTATCTACTGGTGGTAACGCTGGTAGTGGTTCTGTTGTAAGAGTAACAACAATAAATTATCCAGCAGCAACGGGTGGTGTAGGTGGCGGAAGTTATCCTAACCTTACAGCCGGCGGTGGTGGTGGTGCTCTATCAAACGGAGGAAATGGAAGTGGAGCAGCAAGTGGAAATGGTGGAACTGGTTTAACTACCGAAACTGTATTAGTAGCTTATGCTGCTGGTGCTGGTGGTGGTGCTGGTTTTAATACATCAAATGGTGGAGCAGGATTAACTGCATCATTAAACCAAGGTGGATTCTATGAGCAAGATGGACCATCTGCTACTTTTTTTGGAAATGGTGGTGGTGGAGCAGGTGCTGAAGCAAATGGTGGTGGAGATTCCTTTGGTGGTAATGGTTCACCTGGCGCTGTTGTGTTCAAATATAGTGGAACACAAAAAGCATTTGGTGGAACAGTATCATACGATAGTGGAGCAAATCAAACTACACACTTATTCACATCATCTGGACAATTCCTTTACACATATCCATATCCTTGGGCAAATGTACCATCAGGTTCATTCCCACAGTAGTAAAAAAATTACTACAAAACAAAAATTAATTGTTAAATAACTAAATACCAATAATATGAACGCAACTGAAGTATTAAAGAAAATAATGACTACTCTTTCATTAGTGAAGGAAGAAGTTCATTTTACTTACGCTAAGTTAGCTGACGGCACAGTCGTAGAATCTCCAACATTTGATGTAGGTGAAAAGATTGATGTTGTAACTGAAGATGGAAAAACTCCAGCTCCAGATGGCGAACATGAATTAGCACTGAAAGATTCAGAAGGTAGAGACGTAATCATAAAGGTAATGACCAAAGATGGTGTAATTACTGAAAGAGAGAATGTTGAATTACCAATGGATGAAGCAGAAAGAGAAGTAGAAGAAATGGAATCTATCGCTGGAGAAGATATGGGTGGTGATGAAGAAATTGACACCGAAGAAACTGCAGAACCAATCTCTGAAGATACTGATATGAAATCTGTAATTGAAAAGATGGCATACAGAATTGAAGAATTGGAAAAGAAAATGCAGAAAATGGAAGAAGTAGGTGTCCCTGTAAAAGAGGACGAAATCTCTGAAGGAAAGAAAGCAGAAAAAGTAAAAGCAGAACCATTACCTGGTGATGTTGCTATGGCAGCTGTTGAGCCTGAAGATGAGGACGAAGAGCTTCCAAAATTGGATGGTGCACCAATTGATGAAAACGCACAAAAACAAATCGGAGTAAAATTAGGTAAGAGTGGAAAAGTTGGAAACAGCCAATCTTCTTTCCTATCTAGACTTTATAAATAAAAAAACTTAAAATCATTTAGCAATGAGAAAACAACAAAATTTCGCACAGCCTAGCGTTACTACAACCTACGCTGGTGAATTCGCAGGACGTTACATCGCTGCAGCATTGTTATCAGCTAAGACTTTGGACAATCAGTACATCACAATCATGCCGAATGTGAAGTTCAAGAGTGTAATCCAAAAAGTAGCAGTTGATTCAATCGTAAACGATGCATCTTGTGATTTCACAACATCTGGTACAGTGGCTCTTTCTGAAAGAATCCTTGAACCAAAAGAACTTCAAGTAAACCTTGAATTATGTAAGCAAGAGTTCGTAGATTCTTGGGAAGCTTTACAATTGGGCTACAGCGCATTTGATGAGATTCCAAAAGATTTCAACGATTTCTTAATCTCTTATGTAGGTGGAAAAGTAGCACAAGCTACTGAAGAATCTATCTGGAGAGGTAACTCTGCAACTAACGGACAATTCGGTGGTATCTACACTGCATTATCTTCTTCAGTTGTAGCTGGTGGAACTAACGCACCTGTAACTTCTTCTGTATCTGGTTCAATCACATCTGCAAACGTATTGACTGCATTAAACGCATTAGTTGATGCAATTCCTGCTGAAGTATATGGTAAGGAAGATTTGATGATTTATGTACCAACTAACGTTGTTAAGGCTTACCAACAAGCATTAGCAGGTGGTGCACAAGGAGCAAACGGATTCAACAACCAAATGAACGTTGGTGAGAAGCCATTGAACTTCAACGGCATTGAATTAGCATTCTGCCCTGGTCTTGCAGCATCAGCAATGGTAGCAGCACAAAAATCTAACTTATTCTTTGGAACTGGACTCCTGGCAGACCATAATGAGGTTCGTGTCCTTGACATGGCTAACCTTGATGGTTCACAGAACTACAGAATCATTATGAGATACACCGCTGGTACACAATATGGTATCGGTTCGGATGTGGCTATTCATAAGAACTACTAATATATTTTTTGAGTGAATAATGAGAGGGTGAAATTCCCTCTCTCACTCTTAAAATTATTAAAAACAAAAACAACTAAAAAAACATTAAAACTATGGCTTGTAACATCACAGCAGGAAGACAGGAAGTTTGTAAGGAAAGCGTAGGCGGATTAGCTGGCGTATATTTCCTTAACTACACTACTGGTTCTTTCACTAAGAACGGAAGCGGCGAAGTAACCGCATTTCCTTCAGGTTCTACAGTTTACTACTACGAACTAAAAGGAAACTCAAGCTATACTGAAACTGTAAACTCTTCAAGAGACAATGGTACTACTTTCTTCTCACAAGAATTAGTATTGAACTTGAAAAAGTTGACAAACGAAATGACTACTCAGTTGAAATTGATGGCTTATGGTAGACCACAAATCGTAGTAGCTACAATGAACGGTGACGCTTTATTGGTAGGTGAAAACGAAGGTGCAGATGTAACTGCAGGTACTATTTCTACTGGTGCAACATTGGGTGACCTTTATGGTTATTCAGTAACTTTCACTGGACAAGAAAAATTACCAGCAGCATTTATCTCTGGTTCAACATTTGGAAATCCATTCACAGCATTGACTGGAGCTGGAAAACCAACAATTGTATACGGTAGCTAATCTAATCAGTATAGAACAAAATATTAAAGGTGGACTTCGGTTCACCTTTTTTTGTGCTTATGATTATAAAAGCATTCTAAATTGTTAAAATAGAAACATAAAGACGAGATAATGCTCACATACTACTCATCTGGAAGCAACATATGGACATTCAGAGTACAACCTACTGGAAGTTCAGCTCTTACATTACATTTGCAGGATATGACCACACAGGTTAATACTTCTGCATCATTGTCATACAATTACAATGCGTATGAAAGTAAATTGTCATTTACAGCTTCTCAAGTACCTACATTAGTTTCGGCTAGTGTTGGAACTCAATATAGAGCGTACATTTCTGATACAACTTGCTCAATTTGGCATGGTAGTGTATCGGTATTTACATCACAATCGGTAGATAAACCAAATTATGTTAATCAAATACCGCTTGAGAATGTGTATGTTAGTAATGTGACAGATAATGAATACATAATTTTAGACTAATATGAGATTGAATCAAAATTTATCAGTAGTAAATCTAGCTCAGCAAGAAATCCCAAATATAATTGAGGATACAAAAACACGTTATCAATGGGTGCCGGTTGGTATTATTGCTCCTGATGATTTCTTCCAAAACATAACTGATGCTTATAATAACTCAACAACAAATGCAGCTTGTGTAGAAGGTATAGCTGATTTGATTTTTGGTAAAGGATTATATTCTAAGAACGAAGCTTTTCAACCATTATTGGAGAAGATTGTTCCGCAAGAAGAACTAAAAAGAGTAGCATTTGATTTAAAACTATATGGTAATGGTGTATTCCAAGTTTATTGGAACGATGACCATACAAAGATAATCAAAATGTATCACTCTCCAGCTCAAAACTTTAGAGCTGAGAAGCTATACGATAAACCAAAGATTGAGAATTATTTCTATTGTACTGATTGGAGTGACCATAAAGCACAAAGATATAAGAAGAAGATTCCAGCTTTTGGTACATCAACTGAAAAGATGGAAATTCTTTGGATTAAGAATTACTCACCAGGCAAATATTATTATTCATTACCTGATTGGATTCCAGCTTTACAATTCTCATTTGCAGAAGCTGAATTATCTAACCTACACTTAAACAACATTGAGAATGGTTTCTTACCGTTAGTAATGGTTAATATGAACAATGGTATTCCAGCTCCAGAAGAGAGAGATACAATTGAAGACCTTATTGAAGCTAAATTTACTGGTACTAGAAACGCTGGTAGATTTATGATTTCATTCAATGATGACCCAGAAAGAAAACCAACTGTTGATATTATATCTACTGATAACCTACATGACAAATACAAATATGTAGCTGATTACGCACAAGATAGAATCTTAGTTGGACATAGAGTAACTTCACCATTATTATTTGGTATTAGAAGTGTATCTAATGGATTTAGTTCACAATCAGAAGAAATGAAAACGGCTTACTCTATCTTACAAACGATGACTGTAAACCCATTCCAAAACCTTATTATAAACTTCTTAGCAACAGCTTTTGAAAAAGGTGGATATGAAGATACACAATTGTATTTTGAGCAATTAACACCATTGGTAATTCTTTCTCAAACAGCAGAAGAAACTGGAAAGACCATAGAGCAAGTTGAGAATGATATAAACACACAGGCTGAAAATCCAGCAGTAATTGAAGATGGTGGAGAAGGTGCAGTTGATGAAAACATCTCAAACGATAGAGGACCATTACTAATGGGTACTGCTGAATTTGTTAAAACTTATAGATAAATATAAAAGATATGGCGTACGCTTTATTCATAACAAGAAACGATATTATAAAGAACACTCCGTTACAGGGTTCAATAGATGCTGATAGATTACTTAATTTTGTAAGAACATCGCAAGACAAGTATATCCTAAATCTATTAGGTACGGTCTTATTCTACAAACTACAAGCTGAAATAGTAGCAGGAACATTCAATCAATTAGATGGATATTACCAAGACTTGATGAATGACCACATTAAACCTACTTTAATTTGGTACGCAGTGGTAGAATACTTACCATTTAGCGGCGTACAATTCAAGTCAGAAGGCGCTGTTAAACATGAAACGGAAACCGCTAAATCGGTAAGCAAAAATGAAGTAGATTATCTTCTTCAAAAAGCTATGAATAATGCGGATTACTACGCAACAAGAATGCAAAACTATTTGATATCATATTCTAACCAAATACCTGAATACTACGAATCAGTTGGTAACCAAACACAAATTTACCCTGATATGAGTAACGCATACTTTGGTGGAATAAACTTATAATATATGGGATTAACTGTAGTAAATAATCAGAATACAAACTATGTTTTGTATTACAACATACTGAATTATTGGAAAACAATAATGACTAATCACCCAAGCATTCAAAGAGTTAGCTATGGTGATAATTTTGATATGGATATGGATGAATTTCCACAATATCCTATTGGAAATATCCTTATTACTAACGCAAGATTTGGTGAAAAGTTTATAAAGTATAATGTACAAATTACTATTGCAGATAAAGTAAAATTAAAAAACAACGAATCTATTGGTAGAACAAACTATGATGAAACTACATACTTCGGAAGCGATGATGTGGTTGATATACATGCTAATACTCTATCAATCCTAAATGATTTGATAACTTTCACTTCCAGAGGAACATACGCATTCACAGTAACTTCAGAACCAGTAGCAGTACCATTCAAAAATGATTTTCCAAATGCTTTAGCTGGATGGGTGTGTACATTTGAATTAGAAGCGTTCAATCAGGCTGATGCTTGTTTATATCCTGACTTATTGGAAGGTGGGATATCAGGCGTTCAAACTGATTGCTAATGAAAACCCTAAAAGATGTAGCTGGTTTATTTAAAACTCTAGCCCAATCGTATATGATTAATGGGCCGTGGAGACCTGCTTACAAAACAGGAAATTTATATAAAACAGTTGGTGATTACAATACTGCCAACCAAATGATTAGGGAAGAGGAAGGTAAGTACACATTAGTATTGAACTACGCACCGCCTGGCGCTGAATATGGTAAGTTTGTAGAGGAAGGAACACGCTATATGGAAAGTAGACCTTTCGCTCAGTATGCTGCTCAGGACGCCACTTTAAAATCGCTTATAGAGGAGTTCATTACAGGTAAATTAGAAAAAGAAGCCGAAAAGGTTGGAGCTCAATTGAATGTTAAGTTTGGTGCTTTTACAAAAAAGTAACCATCCAATACTTTTCGATGCTTATCGGTTAAAATAATAAAAAGAATTTAGATGGCCTTAGGAATACTACAATACCCAGCTTCGGCTTCATTAGCACAATCTCCGATTGTATTTGCAGTTTCGGAGTCTGCAGCGGTTGTATATAGTTCATCATTCCAATATAATTGTGATTTATATTTTTGGACTGGTTCAACTAATCAATCTGGCTCAGTACCAAAATATCAATTAGTAAAATATCCGAACTCATCTTTGAGCGGTATTTTTGATTTAAGTAGAATAATGAATTCTACATTACAAGCGCCATTGGCAGCTAACCCTTCAAATGTAACATATCTTGCAGCTGAATTTTATTGGTCTTACTTATCAGGCTCATCATACCCAACGGGTTCAAGAGTTAAGAGTGGGGTTTATAAGGCTTTAGATGGATATGCTTTATTTGATGAACCTATTAATCAGCAAATTGTATCTAAATCTATACATTGGCCGATGATGACTGATGGTCCTATTACACAATCATTCTTTGAAGAAAACAAAGGAACTATGGGTGTATTTGTAGGTACAACATCATCACCACAACCAACTAAGTTAGTTTACTCATCATCAATAAACAATGGTGAGATAGCACTATCATCATCTTTATCTTCATCACAACAAATACAACAAGCTCCACTATTCCCAGCACAAACTGGATTCCCTGTTTCAGCATCAGCTGAATGGTACACAGTTCAAGCTTATAGTGGCTCAACTGCTTTAGGTACATCAATTTACTATGATTACAAATGTAAACAAAAGTATCCAAATGTAAGAATCAAATGGAAAAATAGATTTGGACAATTTGATTACTTCAACTTTGATATGGTTAGTAAAACATCATTCAGTACTGAAGCTAGAACTTACCAGCCTCAAATTGGTAGTTGGGAATCTCCTACTTTATTCTACAATGATTACGAAACATCTAATCAAAAGTATGTAGTTGATTCTAAGCAAGCTTTAAGTGTAAATACTGATTGGGTACCTGAAGATTATAATGATATATTCAAACAATTATTAGTATCCGATGAAGTTTATTGGGTACAAAGCGAATCAAATGGTGGATTAACACCGATTACAATCAATACTGAAAGTATTACATTCAAAACAGGCGTAGTAGATAAAGTAATTCAATACGCATTTGATTTTGAATTCGGAAAAGCATATAAATTAATTTTATAATATATGGGGTTATCGTCTACGCAAGGATTAGCATTTAAATTAGTTGCTAACGGAGAAATTTTAGATTTGTTTAAAGATGAACAGATATTCTTATCGGATAATGTTACTGGTTTATTTGACTTGGGTATATTACCAGCAGATTTTACTAGACAAATCACTTTACCTGGAACTAAAAAGAATAACGCTTTCTTTGAACACGTATATGATATCTCAATATATTCACCTGATATTTTTGCTACTAACCAAAAAATTCAATGTTATCTTGATTTTGATGGAATCTATTTAGCGCAGGGATATCTTCAGTTAAATAAAGTAAACGTAGTAGCAAATAAGTTTATTGATTCTTATGAGATATCAATATACGGAGCTATTTCATCTTTTGCTAGAGAGGTATCTCGTTCATTCTTAACGGATATGACGAGCTCATTGGCTCATTTCAATCATTCTGCTTCTTTAGAAAACATTACAGGTAGCTGGGATGGTAAATTATTTTCCGGCTCTATCGTATATCCATTAGCAGAATATGGACAGAAGTTATTATATACACCAGAATCAATATTCTTTGGTATAGATAGTGGTGAAGGTTCTATGTTTGTACAGGATTTCAAACCTGCTATTAGAGTAAAAGAAGTATGGGATGCTATATTTGCTGAATATGGATACACATATTCTTCATCATTTTTACAACAACCATTCTTAGAAAACGTTTATTTACTTTGTAATAACGCATTGAGATATCCAATCTTTGCTGAAACAAGTTTGGAAACTTATGGACAAGGTAGGATAGGACCGGTTAGTGGCTCTACTGATATCCAACTTACAGCCGGTAGTGAACAATTCCTACCATATTATAAT